AATGGCTCAACGAGTAGTCCAGTACCAAGCCGTGTTGCAAATGTCACAACAAGCACCTCAAATATACAACTTACCCCAGTTACACCGCCAAATGATCGAAGTACTCGGGGTTAAAAACGCTGACAAGTTAGTCCCCACGGAAGACGATGTGAACCCTACCGATCCCGTAAGCGAGAACATGAACGCCTTAACAGGTACCCCCATAAAAGCCTTCCTGTCGCAAGACCACGAAGCTCACATTATGGCTCACCAGTCGTTTATGAAAGACCCCATGATTGCAGGAACTATCGGTCAGAACCCACAGGCGCAGCAGATTATGGCAGCTTTGAACGCCCATATCGCAGAGCACCTTGGATTCAGATACCGCGCTCAGATGGAAGACAAGCTGGGTGTCGCCCTACCACCACCAAACGAAGCGTTGCCCGAAGAGATTGAAGTCCAGTTGTCCCGACTTATATCCGAAGGTGGTAAGCAGCTTACCGCGCAACACGAGCAAGAAGCAGCGCAAAAACAGGCGCAGCAGAAGCAACAAGACCCTGTGGTGCAGATGCAGCAGGCAGAACTACAGGTCAAACAACAAGAAGTACAACGTAAAGCCCAGAAAGATCAGGGTGATATGCAGATAAAACAGGCTGAACTACAACTCAAAACCCAGAAGAGCCAAGCGGACATACAGAATGATGCCGCGCAACTTGAATTAGACAGGCAAGAGTTGGAGCTTGATGCTCAGAAAATGGGCGCAAAACTAGCTGCGGATAGAAGAACAGCTAGCACTAAACTCGACCTCGACTTAATGAAGACTCAAAGCGAGGCCGCAAACAAACGTAATAAGGAATAAACATGGCTACTACCGTCCTAGACGTGCTAAAGAAGAAAATCGAAGAGGACATCTCTTCTGCTCAAGAACATCTCAGTGGGGGCGCACCGAAAGACTACGCGTGCTACCGAGAAGTAGTTGGTTTGATTCGAGGTCTCGAAGCCAGCTTAGGGTACATAAACGACCTCTCGCGTAACTATTTGGATGATGACAATGACTGATCTAAGTAACGAAGTAACGGAAGAAGAAGTAGAAGCCCAACTGCCGAAACCTGTGGGATATAGGGTTTTAGTGGCTATGCCGGAAGTAGATGATACTTATGGTAGTAGCGGCATCATTAAGTCGAGTAAGGAAATGCACAACGAGCACATCATGTCGATCATGGGGCTTGTGTTGGATATGGGCGATGGTGCCTATTCTGATAAAGAGCGCTTCCCTACAGGGCCGTGGTGTAAACAAGGTGACTACGTAATGTTCCGCATGAACACTGGAACGCGTTTTAAAGTAGAAGGTGTTGAGTATCGTCTGATGAACGACGATTCAATTGAAGCTGTAGTAAGTGACCCCCGTGGCATAACACGAGCGTAAGGAGAGATAGTATGGGATTTCAACCAGTAGAGTACAAACTTCCGCATGAGCAGGAAGAAACCAAGCTAGAGATAGAGTCTAGCGGGTCAGTAGAAATAGATATAACTGGCAAGAAAGAAGCTAAAGAGTACGAAAACGAGACAAAATCAGAAGAAAAAGAAATAGAAGTTGAGGTTGTTGATGATACGCCAAAAGCTGATAGGGGCCGCAAAGCTTCCGCACCCCCTGAAGAAGTTACCGACGAAGAACTTGAGGACTACTCTGAGAAGGTACGTAAACGCATCCAACACTTCAGTAAAGGCTACCACGATGAGCGCCGAGCGAAAGAGCAGGCTAACCGTGAACGTGAAGAGCTAGAAAACTTTGCCAAGACCCTTGTTGACGAGAATACCAAGCTAAAAGGCGACGTAGGTAAGAATCAAGCTGCTTTGCTAGAGCAAGCTAAGAAAAACTCAGCTATTGAAGTACTTAGTGCCAAACGCGCATATAAAAGAGCGTATGAAGCTGGCGACGCAGACAAACTGCTGGAGGCCCAAGAAAAGTTAACTACTGCTAAGATAAAAGTAGATAAACTGGGCAATTACGAAGAGGGGGCTTTACAACAGGAAGAAGTTCCTGTACAAATGCCTCAAGAGACACGTCAAAAGCCAGATGCCAAAGCGTCCAATTGGGCAAGTGAAAATTCTTGGTTTGGTTCTGATGACGAGATGACAGCTTATGCTATGGGTGTCCATAGTAAACTTGTTAAACAAGGAATGGACACCACAAGTGACGATTACTACGAGACTATTAATTCTCGTATGCGAAACACCTTCCCCGAGGAATTTGAAGGGGAAACTGAAGAGCAAGAGGCCAAAACAACTAAGCGACAGTCAAACGTGGTTGCCCCCGCTACGCGGAGCACAGCACCCAAAAAGGTGCGATTAACGCAGACACAGGTAGCTATCGCTAAGAAACTTGGAGTACCGCTTGAACTATACGCCCAAAAGGTTGCTGAAGAGATGAGGAAAATATAATGGCTAATAACAGACTTGATCGTGAACTAGAAACCCGTGCAAAAACGGTTCGTAAAGCAGCTTGGACTAGGCCAGAGGTTCTACCTTCGCCCCACCCCGAGCAAGGATACGCGTTTCGCTGGATTCGTGTGAGCACCCAAGGAAATATTGATGCTACTAATGTTTCTTCTAAAATACGTGAAGGTTGGGAACCTGTTAAAGCAACAGATCACCCAGAAATTACGCTTGTCGCTATTGAAAACGAAAGATTCAAAGACAACGTAGTTATTGGTGGCCTACTGCTTTGTAAAGCACCTACTGAGATGGTTGAACAACGTACTGACTACTACAACCAACAAAGTAAGGCACAGCTTAATTCTGTGGATAACAACCTTATGCGAGAGAACGATCCTCGTATGCCGCTATTTAGCGAGCGGAAATCTAAAGTTACCTTTGGTAAAGGTACCTAAACTAAAATTTATTTGGAGTAATTCAAAATGGCTCTTACTGCCGCACCATACGGGCTACGCCCCGTAAAACGTGCTGACGGCCTGCCTTACGCAGGTGCTACGACTCAGTACTTGATTGACCCTGCCGGAGAAGCTACTAACATCTTCAACGGACAGGTTGTGTTTATTGGCGCTGATGGATACATCGCTATCGCTACTGGTACTGGCGCTAACGCTGGCGCACAGGCATTCCCAGTTGCAAACAGCTTTACTGGCGCTCTAGGCGTGTTTATGGGTTGTGAGTACGTTAACGCGCAAGGTCAAGTGATCTTTAGCCAATACTACCCTTCTGGCACTACTGGTGTTGTTAAGGCTTACGTTGTTGACGATCCAAACGTATTGTTTCAAGTTCAGTTTGATGGCGCTGTTGACCAGTCTGACATCGGAGCTAACACGTTCTTCGCTGCTGCTCAAAGTACTACTACTGGCGATACTGCTACTGGTAACTCTACAAGTGCAGTTGAATCAACTACTGTAACAACCACTGCGGCGTTCAGAATTGTTTCTGCCGTTTCCCCTCTGACTGATGCCTTCCCTGACGTACTTGTTAAGTTCAACGTCGGATACAACAGTTCAACTAACGCCGTAGGTCTATAAGGAGCTAACTAATGGCTATTTCAAGAGCGCAGTTATTAAAAGAGTTACTCCCCGGCCTGAACGCCCTGTTCGGTTTAGAGTACGCAAAGTATGGTGAAGAGCACAAAGAGATTTTCGAGACTGAAACCTCTGACCGTTCTTTTGAAGAAGAAACTAAGCTGTCTGGTTTTGGCGCTGCACCTGTTAAGGGTGAAGGTTCTGCCATCGACTATGACAACGCGCAGGAAGCATGGAGCGCACGCTACACGCACGAAACCGTTGCAATGGGTTTCTCAATCACTGAAGAAGCGATTGAAGATAACTTGTATGACTCCTTGTCATCTCGTTACACCAAAGCACTGGCTCGCGCTATGGCATACACTAAGCAAGTTAAAGGCGCAGACATCCTGAACAACGCTTTTGCTGGCACTACCTTTGGTGACGGACAAGTACTTTGTTCTACTGCTCACCCATTGGTTAATGGTGGGGTTAACTCTAACCGTCCTGCGGTTGGTTCAGACCTTAACGAAACTTCTTTGGAAGCCGCTGTCATTCAGATCGCTGGCTGGACTGATGAGCGTGGTCTCCTGATCGCCTCTAAGCCTAAGAAGCTCGTTATCCCACCTGCCCTGCAATTCGTAGCAACCCGTTTGCTTGAGACTGAAGGACGTGTAGGCACTGCCGACAACGATCTTAACGCCCTCAACAACAACGGCTCTGTTCCACAGGGTTATGCAGTTAACCATTATCTGACTGATACAGATGCTTGGTTCCTGTGTACTGACGTTCCTAACGGTCTGAAGCACTTCGTTCGTAGCCCAATGGCTACTTCTATGGACGCGGACTTCGATACTGGCAACAGCCGTTATAAAGCTCGTGAGCGTTACTCGTTCGGTGTATCTGACCCATTAGGTATCTTCGGTTCTCCCGGCGCTAACTAATCGCTTAGTAACATGTTGTACTAGGGGGGCTTCGGCCCCCTTTTTTATGTTTGACTTAAAGTTACACACTGTGATATGTTTACCCTTATCGGGAAACAATCCGGTGAATCTGACAGACCCGACTGACGACATGTAGACAGATTTGCCTTAACTCACATGTGAGAACTCTATAATGGCTAATACTACTTTTTCTGGCCCTATCCGCGCCGGTAACATCCGAAACACCGTAGGTACTACTGTAGGTACTGACGTAGCTAACGTAGGCTATGTTGTAATGACTCAACAGCACGTAGCTGACCTATCAGGTGGCGCACTTACTGCATCATCTACTAATATAGTTATTCCCGCAAACTCTAAGATTGTTAACATTCTAGTTGACCTAGAGACGGCTGCTAATACAACTACTAATATAAGTGTTGGTCAAGCGGGTGGAAATAACAATACTTTCATTAACGCTATCGCTTCAGGCACAAGTGTAGGACTTAAAACAATTACCACGCAAGGTGGTGGTACGCTAGAGTGGAAAGATACGGGTTCTTCTGATCTACGTCTTACTGTTACTTCTTCTGCTGGAACTAACGCAGGTAGCGCGGTAATCACTGTAATGTACGCACAGGCGTTTAACACTGCAATTCAACCGTAAGGAGTAGGTTATGTCTTCTGACATTCAATCGACATTTATATCTGCGGCAGTAGCAAGTGCGACGGCTATATCCACCGCTGCGGGAGTAGGTAATAACGCTGCTCTCGTGCTTGTTGGGGGTAGTCCTTTTACCCTTGACGCGGCTAGGAAAATTACTATCACTTCTGCGGGCGACGATAGCGGAAAATCTTTTACTATTGTTGGACTAGATCAAGATGGTAACGCCGCTACTGAAAGTCTTGTAGGCGCAGATACTGGCGTAGTAACAAGTGCTGGATATTACACTTCTATCACTTCTATTACAGCAGTGGGTAACCCTGCGGCCAATGTAAGCGCAGGTACTTCTAACAGCGTAGCAGCTCCTATATTTGGGGGTAGGTTACGTTTGAAGGGTCTATACGCAGTTAACACAGCTACAGCAGGTACTATTACGTTCAGAGAGACTAGCCCTACAGGCAATATCCGTATGCAGTTTGCTACGGTAGCTTCTGCGACTACTTCTGAATACCCTGATGTACCGGACGATGGAATACTGTTTAAAGACGGAGGGTATATAGATTATTCCCCCGCCAACATGTCTTCTATAACTGTGTTCTATGCGTAATTACTACGCTAAAGGCGGGTCAGTAAGTAAAGGCACCGGTATGAAGGGCATGAGCCAGAAGAGCGGCGACAAGCGCTCTACTAAGTCCGGTGCCGGTATGACTGCTAAAGGAGTAGCGAAGTACAGGAAGAATAACCCCGGCTCCAAGTTAAAGACTGCGGTTACCGAGGATAAACCCACTGGCAAGCGAGCAAGTAGGCGTAAGTCTTACTGCGCTCGTTCTGCGGGACAAATGAAACAGTTTCCTAAAGCGGCTAAAGACCCTAATTCAAGGTTGCGGCAAGCTAGGAAACGATGGAAGTGTTAGGAGAATAACACGATGAACAGAAGCTCTATGCAAAAACAAATGATGAGTGAAGGCGGAAAGCTAAACATGGACGAGTTTAAACCAATGAAAGAAGCGGACTATAAGAAACTAACGCCCGCCCAAAAGAAAGCGTACGACGCCAAGGCGAAGAAAGCCACGGTGGATAATCTCCCTAATGCGGCAGATAAGGCTCGACAAGCAGAACTAGACAAAGAGTTTGGTACGTACACCAACATGCCTGATACACCTAAGAAGATGATGAAAGCTGGTGGAATGGCCAAGGCGTACAAAGAAGGTGGTAGGGCAATGAAAACTATGGAAAATAGAGATCCAAAGAGTCTTGCAGCCTTTAAAAAATTAACAGAAAAAAAGAAGCCTATAGCAAGTAAATTTGAGGCGAAAATCTCAGAGGGTAAGAAGAAACCCACCATGAAGTACAAGGAAGGTGGTATGGCTAAGAAGCCAAAGGCTAAAGCTCGCGGTTACGGCATGGCTCGTGGCGGCAAAGTTTGTAAGATGCGCTAATGCGTACTTACTACCGCAAAGAAACTAGCGCGTGTGGGTACAAGGAAGGTGGTACTGTAAAAGACGCGTGCTATAAGAAGGTAAAGAAGCAATATAAAGTGTTCCCGTCAGCATATGCTTCGGGGGCCATTGCTAAATGCCGGAAGAAAAAGGCTGGTAAGTAATGCGTAAGAAGATACGCAAGACAGAGAAAGGTGCTTCGTTAAAGCGTTGGTTCAAAGAGGACTGGAAAGACGTTAGCACCGGTAAGGCGTGTGGTCGAAAGAAGGGAGACGGTCGTGGCACTCCATATTGCCGTCCTAGCAAACGGGTATCTGAAAAGACTCCTAAGACCTCTGGCGAGATGTCTAGCGCCGAGAAGAAAAAGAAGGTAGCCGAGAAGAAGAGTCTTGGCCAACCAGCAGGAAAACCTAGGCGTGTAACAGCCGCCAAAAGGAGAAAAAAGTAATGGGTATGGGCGTCAAGCACTACAAAAAAGACGGTAAAGAACACAAAGGCGGTCTACACAAGATGGCTGATGGGAGTCTTCACACGGGCAAAACCCATACTAAGACTAGTGTAAAGTTGTTCCACTATGGCAATCTATCTAACAAAGCCAAAGTTAAAGCTAAATCAGGATGGGGTAAGTAATGGCTACATCAAATAGTGCGACGTTTAACATGGAATTCACGGACATTGCCGAGGAAGCGTTCGAGCGTGCGGGACGGGAAATGCGCTCTGGGTACGATTTAAAGACCGCTAGACGTTCCATGAACCTGCTTACTATCGAGTGGCAGAACCGTGGCATAAACATGTGGACTATAGATAGTGGAACTATTGACCTAGTTCAAGGACAGACGCAGTATCCCCTACCCGCAGATACCATAGACTTACTAGAACATCAGGTACGCACAGGCAGTGGCAACGTGGCGACTCAATCTGATCTCAACCTAAGTCGTATTAGTGTGAGTACTTACGCGTCCATCCCTAACAAGTTAACACAAGGCAGACCTATCCAACTTTATATAGAGCGGCTGCGAGATGCCCCCCTAGTAAATGTTTGGCCTGTGCCAGACACCAACGACTACAAATTATACTACTGGCGTATGCGTAGGATCGAAGATGCGGGTAGTGGCGTACAGACTCCAGACATGAACTTTAGGTTCTTCCCCTGCCTAGTAGCGGGGCTAGCGTACTACATAGCAATGAAACTGCCGGAGATGATGGATCGGGTACCCCTACTTAAAGCGGTGTACGACGAGCAGTTTGAGCTAGCCGCAGGAGAGGATAGAGAGAAAGCGTCAGTTAGATTCGTACCCCGTATGGGATATATGTAGTCATGTCTAGCCAATTCGCCTCTAGTAAGAGAGCAATAGCCTACTGCGACATATGCGGATGGGAATACAAACTAAAAGAACTACGTAGTCTAGTTGTCAAGAGCAGAGATACTAACATAAAGGCGTGTCCTGAGTGTTGGAACAAAGACCATCCCCAGTTAAGGTTGGGAGAGTTTCCGGTCAATGATCCTCAAGCGTTACGTGATCCACGACCTGATACCAGATCGGAAGAGC